ATGAGCGATAGCGACCTGAAATTCTGGCAGTTGATCGAAAAGAAGAAGCAAGCAAAGACCGACGACGAACGCGCCGAGCTAGACCGACTGATAGAGGAACGCATCAGGTGGGTTGGCTCGGGGCAGGGCGATGAGCCATGACGACGCAGCCGACCAGGCTAGCCCATTACCCGAACAGCCCTTGCTACCACTGCGGGGGCAGCTTCCAGACGCTCAACGCGACGGATGCGACCTTGATGTGCTGCACCAGTTGCGGGCTGTTGATTACCAAGCGCAAGGCTATGCAGAGCTTCTCCAACGCATCCCGTGGCAACAGTTTTGGACGCTCACATTTCGGCTCAATAAAACCGGTCGAAACGGTGGCGTCCATGCCGAAGCAGCAGACAAAGCGTTCCGTTTCTTCGTCAGCAACATCAATCGCGAAATCTACGGCCGGGCATGGGCCAAACGTCCGCACAGGGGCATCCAGTGGGCGCGCGGCCAAGAGTTTCACCGCGACGGCCGATTGCACTTCCACGCCGTTGCAGCTGCGGCTGACGACGATCTAAACCGGTTGATGAATCGGTATCAGTGGCACGAGTTCTGGTACCGCGAATTTGGACGCAATCAGATCGAAGCACCACGCAGCCAGGCGGATATCACCGGCTACGTGTCGAAGTACGTAACAAAGGGCGGTGAGGTCGATTTCAGCAAGAACTTTGGCGCGTGGTTGCCACCGCCAATCGACTACACCGCGCGACCCGCGCAAGACGGCCTGATCCCGGCCTAGACCAGCAGCACAGAGGATCACCGGGCGGCAGGTGGCGAGCCCCGCGCAACGGGACAACAAGCGCTTCTCTCACGCTCTCCCACGGGGGGGTAGGGGGGGACATAGCTTGACCCCACAGTACCGCCCGAAATTTGCAGTAACCCATCCGAAGCACTCACTTAAACGAAGAGAACGAAGCCATGTCGAACGCACCGAAGGTCACCATCAATAGCGCCGTCGAATCCCGCGCTGTCACCACGTCCAAGGGCATGCCGAAGACCATCTACAGCCAGCGCGCCACGCTCGAAACCGAAGCTATGCGCATCCAGATCGAAGTTGAATGTGATGCGCCCGATAAGGGCTATGCCGTTGGCACCGTCAAGGAATGGGATCTGGTTACCGACCTTGTTCCCGGTCGCTTTGGCGTCGAACTCGCACGCCGTATGACGCTCGTTGATCCGCAGGCCAGCAAACCCCAGCAGCGTCAGGCCGCTTAATCATGTCCACGCCGGAACCGCTATTTGTCATCGGCTGCGCTGCGCAGAACATGCAGCAGGACGGGACATGTTCGGTTCCGGTGTGGGTGCCGTACCACCAGCCAATCCTTCCGCCCCTGGATTTGGCAGATGGAACCATGATCGCCTTCGCCATCGTGTCGGTGTGGGCTATCGGGTTGAAAGCGCGTCTCGTATTCCGCGCGGCGCGTCTCGGGGTCTACTGAAATGGAGAGAGTTATGAAGAACGTTGTCAATGCTGCCCGTCGTTTCGCGTCGTCCACTGCCGGCAAGGTGACTGCCGGTGCGTCCAGCCTGGTTGCATCCGGTGCCGCCTTCGCCAGCGGCAGCAGCTCGCCCGGTGCCGCAGTGGCCGGCGAGTTGTCGACCGGTAAGACCGATGTGATGTTGGTCATCGGTACCTGTGCCGCGATCCTCGGCGCCCTCATCCTGTGGGCCTACGTGAAGCGCGCTCGCTAATCGTCTGGCTCCAGGTAACAGCGGGGGGGCGCGCGGCAACGTTCGCCCCTTTTTTTTAGGCAAAAGGGGGAGTTATGGGCTACTTCATCTTGGTGGCAATTCTTGGCGCAGTTTGGCTCGCATTCGAGGGCATGTGATGCGCTGGCTCGCACGGGTCTTCGCATCCGCAATTGTGCGTCGCTGCGCGTATCTACTCGTCGCCCTAATCGCAGCATGGTGTGGCGTTGGACGTGCTGACGCGAAGGATTACGAGGATCAGGGCGCAGCCTATTCCGGTTGCATGGCTGATGCTCGGGGATCTACTGCTGCGCTGGGTGGCAAGTCGCCGGGCAGTTGTTCGCTTGAAACGGAAGGGTTGTACAAGTGCTATGCGTATCAATTGTGGAATGGTAATCAGGAGGTGCTTACTCTCTGTGGTGCCGCTCCGGGATTCGAGACGTCTCACCGATATGTCTTGTCCTGTGCATCTAAGCCGTCTGCGATAACGCAGTTTCAGCCGATGAATGGATCTAGTCAGTGTTGGAACGGCTGCGAAGTCAAGTATCGGCAGAACGGCGACGATGAAACCAGCACGCGCAGCACCACGGGGGCTGTTTGCGATCCTGATTACAAGAAGAAATGCCCAGCTGGTTCGTTCTGGAACGGCTACATGGGTGTGTGTCAGCCCATTGATCCAAGTTGCCCTGAAGGCCAGGTCAAGCAAGACGGCGTTTGTAAGCCCGAGAATAAATGCCCGCAAGGCATGGTCGCGGTGCAAGCATCAACGCCTGGTGCGGTGGCTCAAGGAGCGTTGTATTGCGCGCCTGAAAAAGAGGAATGTCCGCCAGGCACGATCATGTCGCCTGCTGGCAAATGTCTGCCAGGTGAGGGTCAATGCGCCAAGGGTGAGGCTCCTGGCAAGGATGGCACGTGCAAAAAAGATGCCGATGGTGACGGGGAGGGCGATGAGGAAGGCGATGGCGAAGGCGAGGGCGGTGAAGGCAAGAAGGATGAGGCATCAGGTGGCGAAAGCTGTGAAACGCCTCCGTCTTGTAGCGGCAGCGCAATCCAATGCATACAGGTCAAAATTCAGTGGCGCATTGATTGCAACACGCGACGAGCACAGAACATCAGCGGTGGCACTTGTGATGCTGTGCCCGTGTGCACTGGCAAGGCCTGCGATGCAATGGAGTACGCCCAGTTGATGCAGCAGTGGCGCTCAACTTGCGCACTCGAGAAGCTTGCTAAGGGGACGACCTCCAGCGGTAATTCATCCGATAAGAATGGTAACGGCGTAGCCGACGTGCTCGAAGGTATGGGTACCGTTCCAGAGGTTGGCGATGGAAAGGCTGACATTGAAGGCGCTAAGAAATTCGGGATTCGACTGTCAACCGATAAGTTGGACAGAGACAATATTTTTGGTTCCGGCTCATGTCCGCAGCCGCCTAGTTTCACGATTATGGGCAAGACGATCAGCGGTGCCGATTTCCCCTATTTCTGCCAGGCGGCTGCGATTTTAAAGGCATTGATATGGATCTTCGGTGTGTATACGGCCATTCAAATTTTGATGGGGAAGTGGGGCTGACATGGGCATGACTTGGGATTGGATTGGTGGCGCTGTTGGCCTTCTTGTCGGAAAGCTAAAGGACGCTGCTGCCGGCATGGCAGGCAAAGCCTTTACGGCGTTCGGCGTCACCGCTGTGTCGTTTGAGACGGTGCTGCCGCGACTGAAGGAGCTGGTCACTGAGAAGGTGTCGTTGCTGCCTGGGCCTGCACTCGACTTGCTCGGCTATCTCGGCGTTGGTCAGGTGATTTCGATGGTGCTTTCCGCGCTCATGGTTCAAATGTCGTGGAAGGTGTTCTTTGTGCCTAAGACCGTTGCAGATCAGCTTGGAGCCAACCAATGATCTATTGGTATACCGGCCAGCCTGGGCACGGCAAAACGCTACATGCTATTGATCGATTGCTCGAGTTCAAGGACCAGGGCCGTATCGTTTACGCTTGCAATATCCGCGAGTTCGACTACGGCAAAACCGGTGTGCTTGAGATGACGCCGCAGCAGTTTTGCGACTGGCCTAATTTCCTGCCCGATGGCGCGGTCGCGCTGGTCGATGAAGCCTATGAACATGGCATGCTCCCCAAGCGTCCCAATAGTTCCAAGGTGCCGCATCATGTCGAACAGCTTGCTAAGCATCGGCATCGCGGTCTGGATTTCATCTTCGTCAGCCAGTCGCCCGACAAGCAATGCGATCAGTTCGTGCATGACTTGATCGAGCGACACATTCATGTGCGTAGGCGCTTCGGCACGAAGTTCGTGCACTTGCGCGAGTTCGATCGGTTTGAGGCACAGGCCGAAAAGGCAACACCGCTTGTTGTCAAGCGAAAGGCATTGCCCAAGCGTCCGATGGGCACATACAAATCGACTGAGCTTGACACCACCGAACGCAAGATTCCTTGGTACTACATTGCGCTACCGATTCTCATCGTGGTCGGCGTGTTCTTGATGTATTACACCTTCGGCAGCATGGGCAAGCGGCTAGGCGGTGAAGCGGTTCCGGCTACCGTTCAAACGCCACAAGGCGGTGCGGCGCCGCGCGACGGAGCGTTAGCGACGGCGCCCGGCGCGGCTACGCCGCCCAAAGGCGTTACAGCTGCCGACTACGCTAGGCAATTTCTGCCGCGTGTCCCTTCTGAGCCGTGGAGTGCGCCGGCATACGATGGGAAGTTGACATTGCCCAATGAGGCGCCTCGTTTGTTCTGCATGTCCTCGCTGACCGGCAGAAACGCGCATGGCGAGCGTGTTGGCCCGACTTGCACGTGCATGACAGAGCAGGGCACCCACTATGTGCTTGATCAGCAGACCTGTCGCTATATCGCCAGGCGCGGTCAATACGAACCCTATCGCGATGAGCGTGATGACCGTTACGTGGACGCACCTACGCAGATTGATCGTGGTTTGCAAACTCTTGCCCAGCGAGCGCAGGAAAGTGCGGTCGTTGGCCGTGGCAATCGATCGGTGGGCACGTTCCCTGAGTCGCCCGGCTACACCACGGCTACTACCGTTCCTTCGACAGGCACACAGCTATGACTTCGAGCGGTCGCGAATTTCTCAAGTGGATCGCGGTCATCTGCATGACCTGCGATCACGTGTCCACCATCTTCTATGGTGGCTACGTTCCTGTGCTGTCACAGCTTGGTCGGATTGCATTTCCAATTTTTGCTTTGGTGATGGCCTATAACCTGGCGCAGCCGCGTGCGGATCATTGCAAGTCGGTGTTTCGCCTCGCCATCTGGGGCCTCATTGCCCAGCCCATTCACGCGTGGGTCTTTGGTAACTGGTGGCCGCTCAACGTCCTGCTGACCTTCTGCCTAGCTGCATGCTTGGTCTGGGCTGTAGATCGTCGCCAGTGGCCGCTAGCGGCGTTCCTCGGCCTGCTGGCGCCTGCATTCGTTGATTACCAGTGGACGGGCGTCTGGCTCGTCCTGGCCGCCTGGCACTGGTTCAAGGGGCAGGGCCGCTTGGTGAATATTTTTGCCTGGTATGACACCACAACCACCCTGGCGCACGTCCGCATGCCTGTGGCTGTCGTCCTGGCCATGACGCTGCTGTGCCTCTACAACGGCAACCTTTGGGCGCTCCTTGCCATCCCGCTGGTTGAACTTGGCTATCGTCACTGGAAGCTGCCGCGCACACGCTGGGCCTTTTACGTGTACTACGTGGGCCATTTGGCAGTGCTGGCGATCTTGTTCCGCTCATGA